CCTGCACCAACAGAACCCATAAGAGCTATAACTGTTACGGCTAAACCAATGTTTTCTTTTATTTTATTTAACATTATCTATTTACTAATCCCGTTCCTGCTTTACCTTCTTTTTCTAGTTTTAAAAGTTCTTTTTGAATATTCTGTGCAACTTTTCTAGCGGTGATTGGGTCTGCTGGTAATCCTGTAATATTTAAGTTCATATTCTGAATATTAACACCGCTTCCTCCGGCATCAGTTTTATTAGCAAATACAGAAGTACCCATTGGTGTTGACATAATAACTTCTGGTCCCATTTCACCAACAACTGATGCTCTACCAATAGGAACATTACCTCCATAAGCCCTATTCATGTAAGTATCTGGACCACCAAAACCGCCTCTAAAAAATTTTTTTACATTAGCTCCTACTTCAGAATTAAACCTATCTTCAAAGAAACCCTGTATTCTAAAACCTTCACGAGAAGAACTGTTAGTATTTGTTATTGGTATGTCTGGGTCGCTTGGAAGATTAAATGGAATTGACGATATTAGGTTATCAAAATTAGTAGAAGATACTTGACTTTGCATAGCTTTATAAGCATCTGAGTTGAAAAAATTACTTTCTCCACCTTGGTCTGTAAAGAAATCACTTTCATTTGCATCGCTTTTTATAACTTGGTCTCTGAATTTTCTTGCGTGTTCTACATACCCTATAAATTGATTTATACTTGTTTCCATACCGCTAAGAGCAGATTGCAACATCTGTTCAGGTATTCCAATCATTTCTGCTATTTCTAAGGACTTTTCTTTGAAATCCGGATATAACTGAAGTATTTCATCATATCTGTCAGCATTTTTAGCAAGTTCTATGTTAAAGTCTGTTGTAGCGTCGTCTAAATCTCTAGTAAGGTCTAGTATATCTTTATCCCTGTCTTTTGTTACATCAAGAGCTTTATTGTAATTTTCAATAGCAGAAATAATTTGTGGAGATAAACCTTTAGCTCTTTCTTCTGCAACTGCAAGTTCTGCTTCAGCTAATTCTTTTTGTATTTCTAAAATCTCTATTTCTTGTGCTGTTCTAGGATTTAGCATTTCGTTAAGCTCTTCATTAGCTGCATCTAAATCAAGTTGTTCAACTACACCTTGCTCTACAGCCATTTCCAAAAATTTTATTTCTTTCTTTTTATCTCTAATAGATTTTTGTCTACGCTTATCCATTTTATTTTCTAATTGGTCCTGCATTCTAGTAATGTTCATTTCCATTTGTAAAATATTTAATCTTTCAGAACTTGTTTCAACACCTTCTTCACCAAACTCAGCTATAGCTTTATCAAGTTCTGCTTTAGCTTCAGATATTGTTAATTGGTCTTTCATTTCATTTGTAATTCTTATATTGTCAAACACCAAGTCAGCTTGCATGTCTATCAATTCTTGAGTCATTTCTTTTATATCTTCACGAGCATCCCTCACTGACCTTTCCATACTTAACATTTCTTCTATAAGATTTAAATAATTTTCTCCTTCTGCTTTTATAGTTTTACTCTGTGATTCTAATACTCTTCCAATAGCTGCTCTATTTTTTTCTATATCTGCAATATCACCTACTAATCCATGAGTTACTTGTATATGTTTTTTAATTGCTTCTTCATTATTTGCATATTCAGAAGTCAAACCTGCTATTTCTGCATTAGAGCTTTCTATTCCATTATTCATGTCACTTAAGAACTCGTCTGTAGAACTTATACCATTGTTTACAATAGCAATCAATTTACCCATGTTTTTAGCTTCTATTCCGCCTTCTGCAAAATCTAAAGCTAAGGCAGGAAATCCTGCTTCAAGTAATTGAAACACACCACTTGCCAGAACTGTTTCCAAATCTTGCATCATTTGAGCACCCTGTTTTAACTCATCAATATTTATTATTTCTGGTGGTTGTATATCACTAATTAATACATTGATATCTTTTAATGGTGCCAATGCATCATCAAATGCAGTTTTAAGGTCTTCAGCATTACCAACAACATCTTCCATTTCGGTATTTAAATTTTTAGCTTCTCCCGATAAAACTCTAAAGACTTCCATTGCCTTTTCTGGATTTTGAATAAACTCTGTCTCTGTTATTTCTTCTATACCCTCTGTTTCTTTTGCTAATGCGTTATAGTCAGCAAGCATTTTAAGATTACCTTCCATAATCATTTCTTGTTCGCTATCTATTCTTCTAATTCTATTTCCAGCCAAAAGAAAGCCATCAACGAATTTAAGTGTATTCTCAAGAAACTGCCTTTGCTCATCAGTATAAGTACTAAAAGCTTCAATACTATCCTGCCCTATTGCAGCTTTTATTCCCTGTGCATAAGTTTCTAAGATAGCTCCACCTACTTCAAATGCATTTTCATCTTCCAAAGCTCTAATATTTAAAAACTGTGTTACAGTATCAAACCCACCATCTAGTATGTCTTGAGCTTCTTTCACTGTTATGTCAAACTCTTTGGCAAAATCTTTTGCAATTTCTGGAGGTGCTATAAAAAATAAAGAACCCTCTTGTTCTTGTTGCATAATCTCATCTAACTGTGGTAAATCAGATATAATTTTGTCAAAAGACAAAACTGCTTCTTTAGCTTCATCAAAACTAACATCTTGTGCAAACTTAGGAATATTTAAAAATGCTCTAGCACTTGCTGCTTCTACATCTATTAGTGCTTCTTTGAGAGCTTGTAATTCACCTTCTAATAGCTCGACCGCAGTACTATTTTTATTTAACCTAACAATATTTCCTTCAATGGTTCTTGAGTTTCTTAACTCTTCTATTTCTTTTTCTTTTTGTGCAATCTTTTCCATCAAAGGTAATTGAATTTGTATTGACTTTACATAAGCTTCAGATGCTCTTCTAGCTTTTACATTTGCGCCTTGATTAATCATAAAAGCTATAGTAAGAAGTCCTAGAACACCTAATAATTTACCGATATTAAATGTTAAAAATTTTACTGCTGCAGCCATAGCTTTGGAAGTTGCAGTAAATTTTCCAGCAGCAATTTGAGCCGTCATAGTATTTTTCATAAAAAATATCATGCCTTCATTTGCGGCTAATGCTGCCATTTTTATGTTTATAAATGCTCCAGCGAGTAATCCTAAACTTGCAGTCAATCCAGTTATCACTCCAACAAATACTTTTAGAGTAGTAGTCATGCCTTCAAACTCTTTATCATCCTCTGCTAAAGCAAGTCCTAAACCTGTAAATCCAGCTAGTATATTTTTTAAAGCAGGTAAGAAAAAGTTACCAATTTCAATTCGTAATTCTGTAAAAGCATTTTTAAGTAACTTAACTTGTGATTTAGCAGTCTCGAATCTTTTATTAGCTTCATCTTGTAACGCTATGTTCAAATCAAAAGCTATGTTTGCTGTATTTAAAGTATCAGCCAACAAGTCACCAGCCTCAGCAACAGCTAGCAATGCACGGATTGTTCTCTGTTGTTTGAGTCCTAATTCGTCAAGAATAGCAACTAAGTTTCTACCTTCGTCAGATGCTCTTTGTAAACCAATTAAAAATGCATTTAAAGCTTGAGCTGGGTCATCGGTTGCTAATTGTTTAAATCCTTCTACTCCTAAACCTGTTACTTGAGCAAAAACTCGCATTTCTTTTGTACCACCTTGCAAAGCAATAGTGATAGCTTGAAATACACGAGCCATAGCAGTACCACCTGCTTGTGATTGAACACCGACTGCTTGAAGAGCAGTAGCAATCGCTAAAGTATCCGCAACTGTTGCTCCAGCTACTTTAGCACCTGCTGCTAATCGTAATGATGTAGAAAGTATTTCATCTTCAAGAGCTGCGAAGTTGTTACCTAAATCAACTAATGAAGAAGCTAAGTTACTAACAGAGTTTTCTGGTAATTGAAATATAGTTTGAAGTCTAGCTAAAGATAATGCTGCAGTTTCAGTTGATAATCTTGTTGCAACACCTAACTTAGCTATAGTATCTATGAATGCTGGTAAACCACCGGTTGATACACCTAACTGTCCACCTAACTCACCAATTTGATTTAATTGACTAGTAGCAATTGGTATTTCTGTTGCTAGTTGTCTTATGTTACCAGCTAAAGATTTAAACTCTGCGTCACTTGCATCTACTGTTTTCTTTATACCAGCAAAAGAATCTTCAAACTTAGAAGATGCCCCGACTGTCAACATCATTGCTGCACCTAAAGCTGCAACTGCACCAACTGCTCCTGCTATAGCACTTGCGGCAACTGCTGCACCAGTAGATTGATAAAATGTAGATAATGTTTGACTTAAACTACCTAGTTCTTTTTTTACCTTATCGTTTGCAGAATCTAAGTCTACTTTTAAAGATAATACTATTGGAGGAACGCCAGCTGCGGCAGCACCTTTAGCCATACGCGCCACCTATGTCGCCCATAAGCTTATCTAAACTTACTGTACTTCTCACTCTGTTATCTCTCTTATTATATTTACGCAATGCTTGTCTTGCTTTATATGATTCGGAATTTTCTTTCTTAATTAACTTTCCTTCATCAGTTATCTCTAACTGTCTGTGTGAAAGTATTCTAAAAAATGTTGATGTATCTTGTGGTAGATATGCAACAAGTCTAAGAAATTTATTCCACCTTACATTTAAGGGTTGTTCTATTTGATAAAAGCGTAGAAAATCTGATTCTAATGGACCCCAAAGTTCAAGAATATCTTGATAGGTCCAACTTATTTTGGGGCTTCTTCGTCTCCTTCTTCGTCCTCAACTTCAGCTACTGTTTCTCCAGCTGATGCGTTAAGTCCATAAGATTCCAACAAATAAACCAATAAATCGTTCATCTGGTTCCATGTCATGCCGTCTTCTAGCATTTGGTCAAAGTTTTCTTGACCTACTAAAGAAGCAATCCATTCTGGAAGTGCATCCATCGGAACTGTATCCCCAGATTCTCCAGCAAATCTCATTTGTGTAAGAACCGTTCTTGCAGGTAAAGTAGCCGGTAATTCGTATTCTTTTCCAGCTACTTTAATCTGCAATATATTATTTTTGTCGGCTTGTAAAGCCTCATCAAAGTCTTTTACCACTTTATATCTCTCCTATCTTATTTAAATTAGTTAATATCTAATTCGTCACTGTCGTTTCTATTTTCGACAACTACAAAAAGGTAATAATTACCTTTAGCATCAGAACCAACATTTAAGCCAGTAGATTCTGGGACTAACAATTTAAACTCTGTAGCTAAAGTAACTTTAGCTGGAGCTTTTTGGTGAGCCATGGCAAATGAACCTGTGTTCACTGCTCTTGGGATTCTAAATTGTCTGTCAGAACCTGCTTGACCATCAGCATGCAAAACTAATGCAAACTCGGTAAAGGTATCTGATGTAGGTGGTTTGAAGGTATGGTAACCAGAAACTGTTGTTCCTGCTGCACCAGCATCTCCTGCACCAAGCTCATTTGCAGCGGTTGACCCGCCACCCATAGCAACTTGAAAGTTGGTAAGGGAAGCTTGTGCTAATTCACCTGTTAATCTAACTTCTTGCGCTGACTTGAGAGTTTTGATTGGGTCTAATTCTTCAGCGACCATGACATCTTCAAAAGTTTTATCAACTTCTAATGTCCAGCCATCTTCAGAATACCCAACTTGGTCCCAAGCAACAGTCATTGCCGTAGGGTTATCAAAGTTATTTGAATCATTCCCCGGGAAATTCAAGTTAGCTGTAGACGCGTCTTTAATATAGAGAACACCAGTTCCAATTAATACTTCACTAATTGTACCGCTTGTACTATATGACATTTCTGTCTCCTATATATCTAGTCTTATACTTAATCAGCAGAGCTCTGCCGACTCAATAAAGAGTCGAATCTGCTTTGTCGTTATTCCTCTTCAGCTATAAAGAAGTCTTCCACTACCTCTTCTGCAGGTTCATTGTCTTCCTCTACAGGAGAGTCATCTAGTTCTTCCTCATCTGCAATTAAAACAGAGACTTTTGTTTTACCCTGTTTATATTTTGCATCTTTAAGGCGCTCCCAGATGTCCATATCTACTTCCACCCATTCATTGTGGTTAAATACAATATTAGAGACAGTGTCTCTAACTGTTGATTTATCCAACAATAAAGGATTAACTTTAACTTTTATCTTCATTAATCTAGTCCTCGATAATACATACTTAATGATAGCTGATAATGTCCTAATCCAGTGTCAGTCTCTTCTATGCGCTCTGGCATTTCAAGTATGTCAAAACCATAAATTACTGCTTTAGTAGCAGTACTAGTTGTGTGTACAATAGTTTTTGCTGTTTTAAATGATGCTTCTGCAACACCATTAGCTAATTGATATGCAGTTGCATAATCTGGTTGTGATGATGTACCACCACCCCATCTACCTGCAAAAGCATTTACTTGTATAGTTACAGCTCCTATAGCTGCATCACCTTTTGGACTAACCATAGAACCGCCTGCAACAAAAAAAGTTAAAAATGGTAATGTAGCGTTTCTAGGTAATCTTGTTGCTACTCTTGTAGAGCAAACATTAGTTATTGATGTATTGTTTACAGCCCATTCTCGAAATATTATTTCCGCGTCTGGCGGAAACTTCATTGACTCGTGGTGTCTTACACCTACTTTTCTTATACCCATAGTGAGAGTATTATATCATTCAAATCGCTACCCGAGTTCATCAATAATATCTCGGATATCTAAGTCACTAAATACTAGGTCACCTAGTTTTTGTTTTTTAGACTGGTCTATCTGTCTTTTTTTGGATGCTTTGACACTTCCTTGTTTTCTTCTAAGTGATACTGAAGCTCTTCTACCACCCGGACTTCTCTTTACACTTAATTGAAATACTTTATCTAAATATTCTGCCCTACGACCTTTTTGACCCATAGAATCAGTAACATTTCCTTGAGCTTTTTCATACTTCTTAAATAATCCAACATATCTAGCTGCATCTTCCATATTTTCCATTTCAGACTTTCTCTTTCTACCCGGAACTTGACTTATTGCATTAGATACATCTTCTATTACAGATTTTTTATAAGAAGTGCTAAATCCACCTTTTCTTATATATACATCTAATGCCTTTTTTAATACTGGAGCAGTATCTGTTTTTTTAGTGTGAAAAGCAAAAGAAAATCTAAAATCTTCCGGTACAACATTTATACCTATTGCTTCTTGAAGTTCCTTAGAATAAAAACCACCATGAGCTAACTCGACTCTCGGACCCGGTATAGCAGCTTCTAAATTACTAAATTGATTTGCACCGGGTCCTCTGTCTTGTGAATATAGCTCTCTAAATAAAAGTCTGGTTGCAGCTTTTTCTGCTCTAGTTTGAAATTTATCAGAGTATGATGGTTTTTTCTTCATAACAGAATTTCTTTTAGAAAGTTTCAACCATTCATCATAATATCTTGAACCGGGACTTGTTAATCTTACTTGTTGCATAACTACCATCTTGTCTGCATTTCTAGCTGCTTTATCTGCTGCACGATGAATAAAAAATGCTGGTGGAATGTAGTGGTTTACAGGTATTAATGTATCATCTTCAACATTTGTCATATTGAATTTGTCCATAATTTTTTTCTTTTGTCTTGGGTCAGTTATTTTACTTAATCTTTCAGAATAGATTGCATTACCTTTACTATCTCTATTTAAAGCATGTTTGCCTTTTCTTTTTATTGGATAATGAACTGGTATATCACCACCATATTCTACCGCCCATATCCAAGGAAAAGACCTAATACTACCACCAACTTCTATACTTCCTTTAAAGAAAGCATCTACATTTCTACCTTTAGTAGGTCTAATATTATCTTTATCAATACTCGCTAATAATGTTGCTCTTGCTTGTCCCGGTGTTTTAAAACCAAATATATCTCTGTGTTCTCTTTTACCACTTTCACCTCTATAGGCAATTCCCATTTTATTAAAAGCATCTGTGTCGTTCATTAGCTGTTCATTAAGAATATTTTTTTTGTACATACGACCACCTACATTGTATTGACCAGTAGAAACATCTGGTGCCATAGCTAACATGTTTGCATAAGCCATTTCTAATACTTTTTGTGCTTCTCTAGCTACTGTTGTATTTTTTCTTATGTCAAAATTTATTGCATTACCATCAACTTTTGCTTGTGCTTCAGCAGTTGCATTTTTAGTAATTTTATTAACTACATTATCTACAGGATTATTTTTAGTTAATTGTTTACCTAATTGAACACGAAGAGCACGACTAGCGAGTGGACCAAATGTTCCGCCTCCGAAGTTGCCTAAAGGCCTAATTGCTGCGTCTATAGCCCTACCTGTAATAGAACCAGAAACAATTCTTCCTGCACGAGCAATACCTCTTGAGATAAAACCCATCTGTCCTTGTTCTCCACGCTTTCTAAACGCATCATAGTTACCTAGAAAACGAGCAATAGGATATGCAATGTTTCTTTGCGTAGCTAGTACATTAGCAATATTGGTTCCTGCGATTCCCGGTACTACACGGGCAGTACCTGCGACTTTACCATATTTATATAGGTTACTTCTAAATATTTCTGCATTAGATTTACCCGGTCTTTGGTTTGAAGCTTTGGGCGTTTTATATATTTGACCCATTACTTAGATACGAATGTTTGAGCCCTTTTATAACATTCAACTCCATATCTATCTAACACCGGTTGTATCATAACAACTTCATGGAGGTCACTACCTCTTACTAATCTATCTCCGGGTACAATAGATACACCTTTTTCTATATATACATTAAATGTTTCTATAGTAGTGTTTCTACCTTCTCTGTCTTCTTCCGCACCAAGCGATTCAAATTTACATTTGACATTAGTAAAAGTGTTTGCCCAATTATCACTAGGTAAACCTCTTTCATCAATGTTTGTATCTGATACTGTTTGGACTGTTGCAGTCTCTGGTAATAATTTGTGTCGTAAAGGCATACACGAATTTTACATCATGAATTTACAAAAATTGGTTAAGTAAGTCTCCCATCATAAATTCTTTGTAAATAATACTGTAAAGCATTTTATTTTTTCCAAGTAAATGAGGATTGTGTCCCATTTGTGAACTATAATCTTTGATGATAGAAATAATTTCAAGAACTATATTGTCATAAAGTTCTAACAATTTTGAAAAATCTTTTGACCATCTTGCTGTAGTGTCAGAATTAAATATTACAAATGGTCTAAAACCGTTAAGAAGTATATATATAACTGCATCGTGTAGTTTATAATCTAACTTTTTATCTAATATGTTAAACTCATATGCCTTCTGATTATATTGTGTAGTAAGTCCAAGACTAGTTAAGCTACCTCTTTTGGAAGGCCACAGCTCTTGTGTTTTCCAATTTACATAATCATACAAATACAATATATCCTTTACGATTGTTTTATATTGTATAAAAGAGTTTGGGTTTTCTTTATACATTTCTTTTATCTTTTGTTTATTCCAATAAGAATCAGTAGGTTGATTATTAACTTCTGCGTCATAATAATTATTTCTAAAAAGATTTATAAGACATAATACTTCTGTAGTATCTATTTCATCTCTATAATCTGTTTCATCAATAACTTCTTGTAGCCAATGTAACTCTTTATTAGAAAGATTGATTTGATTATCTATTGATAATTTAGCATCTAATGTTTCTACCATATCATCAGACAATGTTGAATCTTGCATTACATAAAAATCTACTTTTACATAAGAGTGTTTATATATTTCTTCAAGTTTTAATTTATTTATAGATAAATATAAATTAGCACCATCAACTATACCTTGATGAGTTATATCATCAATACTAAAAGCAACTCTTTTAGTCGTATCTGATATTTCTAAGTCTTTGCATACTATTTTTATACCTTGTGATTTTAAATGAAAAGTACCTTTTTCTCCAAACTCTTGTTTTACATTGGATAATAAATTTTTATAAACATTTTTATTTATATCTACAACATTACAATTTGGATGTATTGGTAATACTTGTTTTATTCCGGGTCTTGTATAAAGTAAATTTTTAATTGGTACATAAAAAGAAACTACAAAATTATCTTTATTAACTGGGTCATTAAGAATAGAGTAGCTTTCGTAGTGTAAAAAATATTTGTTTTTACCTGTTATAATTTCTTTTGTGCCTTCATCTTTTACCATCTATACTTTACTTTCTTAGCTCTGTTATATGACCTAAAAGATTTTTCCGTCAAGTCTTTTGGGTCTTTCTCCCATTCGACATCTACTGGTGTTTCAAAACTCACATTTTTAGAAATAAGTCTTTTAGTATGTGATGAACATTTAGGACATTTAATTAATGGGTCTTCATGAATTGAATAAGTTACTTCAAACTCAAAATAACATTTATGTTTTATACACTGATGTTCGTATCTAGGCATGAAATTTCCTTGCTTGTCTTCTCTGTTTTCTCTTTTGTGCTTTGTGACAGTCTTTACAAAACATTCTTAAAGAATCTGGAGCGTTAGGATTTTTAGAAAAATCAGATATTTTTTTATCTTGTTTGCAAGACAAACATTTTTTAAGTTTTTCTTCTCCTAAATCATTTTTCTTCTTCTTAAGTATAGCAATACATTCTTTACAAAATCTTGTAAGACCATCAAGATATTTTTGATTTCTAGCATATTCTTCAACTGGTTTCCAATCTTTACAATATTTACATTCTTTTTCAATTGGGTCTTTTAAATTTTTTGCAGCTATTTTTTGAGCTTCTGATACTTTATCTGCTAATCCTTCTTCTTCATCTATCCAAGTTTTAAATTTTTCTAATCCAATAGGTTGGTCTTCATATGTTCTTGGAGTAGTAAGACCACCACGACCTGTTTTAATAATATCTAATATAGCTTGTGCTATTTCTTCATTGTATGCACCGCGCTGTGGAACACCAGATTCTATTCTTAACTGTCTAACTCTTTCATGCGTAACTCCCCATTCATCCGCCCATGCTTGTAACATTTTATTTGGGTCTGCAAGAAAGAGCTCCCTAGCTTCCTCTAGGGAAGGAGCTTTTCTATGTACCATGATTTAATTATACAAAGAATCTGGCTCGAAAGGGGTTTAATATTGCCATATCAGCAGAAGTTAGGACTGGTGTTAAGTTTTGTATAACTACATCACCATAAGCAATATCATAGTCACCAATTCTTTCTGTTATAGGAACATCAAATGTAGATGAGGCTGTATTGTCTGCTAAGTGTGAACCTACTTGACCTGTGTCAGCTTTTGATGATATTTGTAAAGAAGTCATAATCATTCGTGCTGCAGCTTTTGCTGATGTATTTTTTATTGCATCTGGAATATTATTAGAAGCATAACCTCCAACATAAGTAACTACAATATTTTTAGGTTTTATACCAGACCATCTAACAACTATTCTTCTTAATCTACCGTTATCGTAATGAACATAATCTTTTTCATTACCGGAAACTAATGTGTTGCCATCTTCAACAACACTAGATATAGAAGCAATAGGAACATGACGCAAAAATAAATCTTGCTGTTCATTTCCATCAAAAGTTTCTGTGTGTGTTGCTTGTTCAACATCATACCCTAAAAATCTTTTAATAGCAGAATCCACATAAGGTATGAAAGTATTTGTGACTGAAGCTTCTACTGTAGAGTTTAAATCTACTTGTAGAAATTGCTCTACATCACTGACGCTACAAAGAGCCATTTAAGACTCCTTTTATTTATCTTCTGCTTTTTTGACAGCTTTGGTTTCAGCAGGTTTTTTTGCTGCTGCTTTTTCAACAGGAGCTTTTTTAGCAGGAGCTTTCTTTCCCCAACCTTGCTCTTTTAACCAAGCAGTAGGGTACTCGTGTCCAGCTTTTGCTATTAGTGAAGCGTTAGATTTAGGTAGCTCTGACTGAGGGCCTTCCCAAATCTTACCGTCTGCTAATTTCCAAATGCTTTTTTCTGGTTTTGTATATTCTGACATAATGAAATCATTTTACCCTATAAAAAGAAGAAAGCCGGTTTAACCGGCTCTCTTCAAATATCCAATACTAGATATTTTACATATTTAGTATTTTGTGGAAAGCTGCTTGCCTGTAAACAGGGAAACCCATTCTCATTGTAGCTCTGATAGCAAGCTGATTCTTAATAAAGAAATCAGAGTGGCTGTCAGTTACAGCAAGTTCGATACCTTGTCTCATAACAACATTAGCTGCTTCACCACCACCGAATTTACCAACAAGAACTGTGTTGTTGGAAATTGCTGTGGTAGGAATGACTTTTAGACCCCAGATTGTTGGAGCAGCATCTGCACCAAATCCGCCTGCAACTACGAACAATGGGTTCTTAGAACCAGATGTGTCAACATCAGTTACTGATGTAACAATTTGATTCCAGTCGCTTGGATGCATAATTATTGCATCTGGCTCTGTAAGTCCATTAACTCTAATGTCAGTAATGGCATTGTAAATTGCGCCGATTCTTCCTAAGTTACCATTGTAACTATTGAAATCGGATGAACCAACTGATGATTTACCAGCATCTAACAATCCTTCGATATTAGGTGCAGTACCGTCTCCGGAAAGGAGCTGACTGTCCATTCTTAAACGAATCATTGTTTGAAGTCTGCTGTTCAAGTAACCTTGAATACCAGCTTCGTCTGCTAATAGTTCATCTGTAACTGGGATAAATACACCCATTTTACGGATTGATTCTGTTCTCTCGGTGAAAGCCAAAGCTGCTTCACCAACAGCAGCACCCTCGGCAGCTTCAGCTGCGTTGTTTGTAAATGTTGTCTCTTCTAAGTAAGAGAAAGCATTTTGGTCTGTGTTGATTACATCAAATAATGATATAACAGCATTTGGGTCTCTAAGAGGTGTTTCCAAGATACCCGGTTGACGCAATGTCTCCGGTGGATATCCTGTGGTTGTTAAAGTTGTTTTGGTCTCAATCTTTGAGTCAATACCCTTAACACCTTGGCCTACATAATTTTTGTAAGCATCGGACTCTGTAAAGAGCTGCCCAACAGATTTAACTTCTGCTTGTCCTGAAGCTAGTGGCATTTCTGCAACTGGCTTTGAATCTTCTTCAAGAGCTTTCTCGTTTTGAGCTTTTTTCTTCTCAATAGAAAGGTCTTCTACTAATTCAGCAAGTTCGTCATTTCTTGACTTAATTTCCTCTTTTTGTTCAGAGGTGTACTTGCCGTCTTCGTTAGATTCAAAAACAGATTTTAGTTCCGTTCTTTTGGCAGCAATTTGGTCCATGAGTTCTTTTTGATTACTCATTTTCTTAGATTCTCCAATCTATAATTGCTTATACTTCTTCTATTTCTTCGACTAAGGATTCAGCAATAATTTGCTGTGCCCTTACCCACTCTGCGTCAAATTCATCGTCGTTATAGGAATCAGTGTTATCTTCTGGAGTTTCTTCTTCAGCAGCTTCTTCTTCCGGTTCTTCTTCAGTAGATTCTTCTACTGGAGCTTCTTCCTCAGTAACTTCTTCGGCTTCTGTTTCAACATCAATAGTATCAGTTGAAGCCTCAGCTACCTCTTCTGTTTCAGCTGGTTCATCTTCCACAAGTTCTTCTTCTACTTCTAACTCCAAAGCACCCTCGGTCCCGACATGTCCTATGAACTCATCAATCTCGGTCCAAGCATCGTTCAAGTCGTCTGCGACTGCACGAAGTGCTTCGGTGGCTTTAACGCCTAATTTCCTTCCATCTTCGCCTCTGAGCATAGAAATAGCTTTTGCTCGGGCTACTAAGTCATCCAATGCAGCAAGCACATCTATGACTTCTTCAGAGAAAGATTTGCTGTCTTCCTGTGAATCCTTTAAAACTTCATCTGATGATTTTTTACCATCATCATCATATTCTTTCATACATCTCCCTCCGTCGTGATATTTACACGACTTCATTTCGTCTTCGTCATCTCCATAACCTTTTTTGTCATCATCATCGTCATCATCATATCCGTAACCATCTGTCTCCATACTTCCTGCAGGTTTATCATTACCTGTTGCTTTATGATATTCTTCATGAGACTTGCAAGGCATAAAAACTTGTTTACCATCTTCTAACTTATGAGTATGTACTCCTATCGCACAAGATAATTCTTTACTTCTCTCCATAGCTGCACCGGGATTATCAAATATATCTTTTGCAGGAGCAACTTTTTCTTCTGTATTTTTAGAATGTTTGTCTTCACAATTTCCACAACATTCATCTTCTGTACCTTCTTCTGGGTCGCCTGCAATTTCTTTTAGTAACGCAGTATTAGATTTAATAGCAAGAGTATATGTATCTTGATTAGCACCAACTAGTACTGGGGAAACTTCATAAACAGTAAGGTCTTTTAAAAATCTTGCATCTGAATCTTGTCCATCAGCTTTTGCAAATTCAGAATCATTTACTTTATATCCAAATGACCATTGTTGCATATCGCCCATGTTTTTAACAAGATTGTAAGCTTCTTTACCAGACTCAGTGTCCATAAAGAACTCGCCTTTAAATACTGCTTTATCGTTGTCTTGATTTATGGTTCCTTTACCAATAGGCATATCCCATTTGTGAGACCATACCATTGGAACTTGATTATTTTTGAAACCTGATTTGACAGCTCCCGGCATAACAACATCCCCGTCACTGTCAAGGGAATTAAATATGCTGAAAACTGCTTCTACTTGACCAGAGTCATCTTTTAACTCTATATCAATATTTTTAGATTCGTTATTCATACATCCTTCAATCTTAAATTGTACAATAGATTATTCAGATGTGCGTTTTAACTATTTTATACTATATTTTAGGGATTTAGTTTTTTATTGTCTAAAGTCTGATATGATTCTGAGCTTACTAATAGACATTGTTACTTTCCTATCAGTCTTTTTGTGGTCACCATTTTCTAGCCTAGCCCATACTACCATTGTCGCTTCTTTGTCCTCATTGTTTACAGAAGTGACTATACCATGAACGACTGATGGTGGGTCTGGGTCTTTATTTATTGACCAGCTAACAGCTTGTCCTACCCTTACAGATTCTGCTTTGTTACCAGAACTTTTAGAAGATAAAGGATGTGAACTTGGAAGTAAGTCTTGGTCATAAGGTTTTCTTCTAAATCTTCCTGTTCTTAAAGCTCTTAAAAACCCGTTAACTCTGGCCATTGCCCACTGGTCAGCTGAAGTAACATTACCTCTAACTGAACCCGGTGAAGTTCTATAAGCACCAACACCTCTTCTAAATACTGCAGATAGCATTCTTAAAGTAGCTCTGTGCTTTGGATTCTTTTTATTATGAGCTTCTACTTTGTTTTGTAAAGCTTTTCTAACTCTTGCAGATAATTGCTTCATTAAAATATCTTCAGCCATGTCAAGAGATTTTTTTCTTCGTTCTCTAACAACTTTTTTGTAATCATTAACAACTGACTTCATTTGTGAAACACCACCTGCTGTAACACCGCCCCATTTCATAACAGCTATAGTTCCGTTTAGTCTGTTATTTTTTTTATGACGATTCATAAAGCGTTCTCTTCTTTTAACCCAGTTAAGTGTTGATTCACTTCTGTCTCCGCCTTTGTATGCTGTCCATTTATTGAAAGCGTCATTACCAGTAAATGATGTAGGAGGATTACCTCCAGTACCAGCTCTTCTCCAAATCTCTGGCCAATTTTCTTTTAGGTCTTTGACATATGCATAACTTGGAAATTGTGGATGTTGTGAATTAGATAAACTTATTTTTTGGTCATCACCACTTCTAGGAAAATTTGTTTGTTTTTCTTCTGGACTAT